AGATATCATAGAAGTTTTAAACAATATGATTATGAACATACCTAGGATAAATCTTGAGATAACTAACGGGTTAGTTACTAAGATGAAAGGTGACAACCCTACTGAAGAAGGTGTAGTGGATGAAGAGGAATGAATGGATTCGTATTGGTAGTAAATTAACCAAATTAGCGAATAATAAAAACAATAGCGTACTATATCCTTTTGATGATAAAGAAAAACAACTGATAAAGGAAATGATAATAATAATAAATGGAGTGATAAAATATGACGATGAAGAAGTTAGCGAGGCTGCTAGAAGCAACGAACTACAAAACACCAACTCAACAACAGGCTTTAGTTTCCAAAGAACTAGAGAAATTCGAAAATAAGCCAGCCCTATTTTCTATTCTTTCTATGGAATATGAAAGCAATAACATAGGACTGTCGAAGGCTAAGAAGTGGATAGCGAGGGCCTTGAATATATTTGAGGATGAAGTTGATTCAATGTATGCTGCACTAAATGATTTGGGAGATACTATTTATTCTTTAGATAGTAGCCAAACATCAGAAACCGAAATAGGTTTGGGTGAAGTACTTTCACTACTACAGATAGAATGTAAGGGGATAGACTCTAGTGAGTTTAATACCTTTAGCCTGTCCTTTAATTCTATGTCTTCATTGGAAAGAAAATGGTTCGTTAAGTATTGGCTAGGTGTTCCTAGAAATGGTATTAACATTGGCAATGTTCAAAAGATGTTGGCTAAGGCTTATGGTAAAAAATTATCAGAAGTTAAACACCATACTAATTTTAATTCTATTCAAGTGACTACTAGATATTATGAGATGAAAGAAGAACCGTCATGTTCTTTGCAGCATGGTAAGTTTCTAAAACCAATGCTAGCAAAAGAAATTCCTATGAAAAAGTGGCCCAGAGATAAGATTGTCGATTATAAATATGACGGCAATAGATATCAAGTCCATAGAAAAGGCGAGAGTGTTATTGTTTTCAATAGAAAAGGCAGAATCGTAACCCCACAATTTTCAGACATAGTAAATCTTGTAAAAAATTACAGTGTCGATTGTATTCTAGATGGTGAAATCTATCCGATTAAGGAAGACGGTAGCCCTGCGGAGCACAAACGGATGGGAACTAGGGTTCACTCAAAAGACCATGCTAAAGCAGTACAGGATTGCCCTGTAAGATGGGTGGCCTTTGATGCTCTAATGGTGGGTGGAGAAACTCTTACAGATTTGCCCTATCATGAAAGACTAGAAAAGATGTCAATGATACCCGACCAAGCACATAGAATGGAAAAGGGTGGTGATGTTTTAGCATTCTATAACATTGCAATTAATGATGGGTTCGAAGGAATCATTGTTAAAGATGCTAACCATAAATATGAGTCAGCCAAGCGTTCTACTTCTTGGGCTAAGTATAAGCCTCCTAGAATTGATTTAGATGTAGTGATTACTTCTGCTAGATACGGAGAAGGGGCTAGGTCGGGATTCTTCGCCTCTTTCGATATAGCAGTAAAGAGTGAAGATGGTTTCATGAACATAGGTTCTGTAGGAACTGGCTTATCAGAAAATGAAATGTTCACATTAACAAATAAGTTACGAACATTGGTAGAGGGATATAAGGGAGATACTTATTTATTCTTACCGAAGGTGGTAATAGAAGTTACTGCCGATTTAATCTCAAGAAATAGTAAGGGAGATATTGGTCTAAGGTTTCCCCGAATAGTAAAGATAAGAGAAGATAAATATGTAGCAGATATTAATACAGTATCAGATGTAATTCAGACTATGAATGGATTTTGATATAATGCTAGACCCCGAAATACAGACTTGGTGCGAGAAATACGAAAGAGTGAACACTTATTCCTTTATGGTTTATGGTGACATAAGTGATGAAGAAATAGAGTTTGTAGGAGGCGGGGTTAAAATCCACCTTCTATCAAGAGGAGTAGACCCACCAATGATGTTATTTTCTAAGGGTATAGATGAAGAAGAAGCCAAGTCCCTAAACATTTACAGGGGAAATAATGTAACAGTAGTTGTTGCAAATTGTGAACTCTCGGAATATATCATAGAGATTATGCTAGAGGGTTTAAATTTTCTTAGATTTAAGAGTGAGTGTTTAGGTACGGGACAGGTGACAAATTATGTTTAGTAAAGAGGTTATGGTTGGTATTTTTATCGGCGTTGCTAATTGTGATGTTAGAATAGAATCAGACTATAGAAGTACATTGGGATATCAAGTAAGGCCTAAGATTCAGATTAGAGGGGAATTGGATTTCCTAAATCAAATTAAAAGAACTCTATTACAATATAATGTTAAGTGCCATATCAAAGAAAGGGAGTCTAAACTAAGACAGAAACCAATACTAACTATTTCTAGAATAAAGGATTTAGTTATTATAAGCAATATAATTCCTCCGGAATATTCTGATGCAAGAAATCAGTGGCCGGACTTCAGAACCGTAATAAATATAATGAATGATAAAAGACATCTTAGCCTTAGTGGACTAGATGAAATATTAAAAATAAAGGGATTGATTTAATGGGACTAACCAATATGAATAAAGATAGAACTATAGTAATTACCGGAAAGAATGGAAGCGGTAAGTCTACTATGGCAAAGGAGATGTTTGAAGATGCTATTATCTACTACGCTAATGATATGGAAATACTTGATATTAAATCGCTACCGAAAGAAAGAGGAATAATAATAGAAGACATACACTACAAGCCGAAGAAAGATGAGATACTAAATGTTCTTAGAAACTATGGCGGTAAAGTGGTAATGACTTCGTTGAATCAAAAAAGTATTCCTGCTGATATTAAGAATAAGGTTAAGTTCAAGAGAGCAGGAAACAAACAATACCTAAGAGAACAGATTAAGGAACTAGCACCTAGATGTGAAGAACCGCTTTCATTGGAAAGAGATACATTCTCTTTAGTAATGGAATACATGAAACAAAGTGATAGGGACTTAGTTGCTAAGTTATTAAAAATTAACAAGCCAGCAGACACGCAGATTATGTCTTGGCTTGTAGAAAACATCCACCCGAATAGATTGATATTCGCAGATGGAGTCGTTAAGAGAAAGTGGCCACTGAACTACTTTTACGAAGTGTTAGCATATGCTTACATAGGTAAGAATTACAGTAGGCCAGCATTTCCTAAACGCAAAGCATATTCCAAAATACCTTCTCTATGTAGAAGGTTAAAACTAAGAAGCGGAGACGAAAGACTTCTTCGCCAATTATGTAAAGATGAAGACTTTAGCCGTTGGGCTAAAACCAAACTAAACAATAGTGAGTGTAGATTACTCGGTCTTGGTGAAAAGAAGATAAGAAAATCTAAACCTAAAATAAAAATGAGTAAGTTGAGTGATTATTATGATGAAGGAATGCGTGGTTTGTAATAAGGAGTTTGAAGCCTATCGTTCTAATTCTATTACTTGTAGTGAAGAGTGTAGAAAAGCGAAGCGAGCAGAATACTCTAAACAATGGAAAAAGGAAAATGCAGAAACTCTCGCTATTAAAAGGTCTGAATATCAAAAGAAGCATAGGGAGAAAATCAATAAAAGAAAGTTAGAATGGTGGCACTCTAAAAAAACACCTAAGATAGATATTCAATGCAAGGAATGTAAAGAATACTATACTCCGATTTCAAGGCATAAGCATCATACTTTTTGCTCTAATTTGTGTAAAGTTAGATGGTGGGCTAAAGAGCCAAAGACCAATCTTTGTACGAGGATTAGAAATGGAATCCATGATGCGTTAAAAAAAAGAGGAATTAGAAAGAGCGAAAAGACATTTACTTTGTTAGGATATTCAGCCGATGATTTGAAGACGCATCTTGAAACCCAATTCGCAGATGGTATGTCTTGGGATAATATGAGTGAATGGCACATAGACCACATAAGACCTGTTGCATCATTTAACTTTGATTCAACAGAACACCCTGACTTCAAGAAGTGTTGGGCGTTAAATAATTTACAACCGCTATGGGCGGCAGACAATATGAGTAAGAGAAACAAATGGGATGGAATAATAAATGTATAAGGAGGAATAAATATGGAAAGAAAAACGATTGATATTGATAAAATAAGAATGAGGTCTTTAGCGGGATTCTATGTACTAAACATATGGTGCATAGTAGGATATGTTGCTATACTAGCAGATGGTTTACACCTTGATTATAGTCGGTGGAACTCAAATGGCGAGCGTAGTTATTATTTGAACATGGATGGAGACAATGCGCTTTGGATGCTATTTGCACCTATATTTTTAACAGTATCATTTCCACTAATGTATTTTATATTTTACTACCCTCAACTTTGGTATGCTCAAATGAGAGCCGATGTAAGAGAAGTTGAAGTAATAAAAGAAGTCGAAGTGCTTAGGGAAATAGAAGTAATAAAAGAAGTTCCTGTGTTTAGGGAACAGCAGCAACCTAGTGTTGTAATAAGAAATGTAAATGTAAAAGACGGAGTAATGATGAACGATGCTATGGACTGAGAAATATAGGCCCGCTTTACTAAGCGGAATAAAAGGACAGGAACACTTCGTAATGGATGCGGAGAATTGGGTAGAATTACAGAACATGCCAAATGTTTTGTTTTACGGTACTTCCGGTACAGGTAAAACTGCGGCAGGTTTAGCCCTAGCAAAAACATTACTTGGTGAAAACGCACTAGATAATTTCTTTGAGATTAATGCTTCTGATGATAGAAGACTAGAAACTGTCAGAACTAAAATCAAAGAGATTGCCCAAAGCGGTAAACTTGGTAATGTTCCATTCAGAATAATTCTATTAGATGAAATGGATGGAATGACCAACGATGCACAAAACGCATTGAAAAGAATTATGGAAAGGTATTCAGACAATGTTAGATTTATTATTACTTGTAATGATAGAACTAAAATTATATTCGCACTACAAAGTAGGTGTGCAAACTATCACTTCAAGCCTCTTGTACCGGCAGTAGTCGGTTCAATTTTAATGGACATTTTGGACAAGGAGAACATACCTAACAGGCCAACCGAGTCCGAGATGCAGGGCTTTATAGGTGTTTATGGAGGTGACTTAAGGAGAGCAATCACCGAGTTACAGGCGGCAATTGCATCTGACAAACCACTGAAGGTACAAGTCCAAGAAGGACTACAGGAATATGAAAATATAATTAATGAACTTATCAATAAAAATACTGACATTCTTACAACACTACACAACTTACTATACGACGGTAAAACCGTCAAGGATATTTGTGTTTCTTTGCATGATGTTATTATCAATGCTACTTTAGATGGAAATGTAAAATACAAATTTTTGAGAGTGATAGGAGAAAGTGAATACCGGTCTACTACTATGACACCGAGAGTTTTACTCTCATGGATGGTAGGACAATTAATATGAAAAAGGAGGAATCTGAAAATGGATGAAAAAACGAAAAACGAAGTAGAGCAAGGAGCAAGTCTTCTAGGTCTTAGTGTTGAAGATGCACTGACCAAGTATGGAGATATTTGCAGAGAGAACGGGGTAGATGCCCAAAGCCCAATCGGTTTAGGACTATGGCGAAGCCATGTTGCCCAAAGCCGTAGGCAGAAATCTAAACCTAGTGGTGGGGGAAATAACCAATTGTCTAAGAAGGCATTTGGTTTCTTTATCTCACTAGAGTCTCCTAGAGACACAATGGTTTGGAATAGAAACAAGGCTAAGGAAGAATACGGTAGAAATCCGGATGCGGCTTTAGAAGCAGGGCTAATTGCTACTGCTGAAGAAACAGACGGTGGATGGAAAATCCTTAGAGTGTTCAAGGGCGATTACCAAGAAAGAATCGTTAAGTCACTACCCGACGGCGCAGAAGAAATTGATGGGAATACTATTATTCCTTTAGATGCTACTGACCGCTATCCCAACGGTGGGACAAACCGCAACTTTGGAAAACCACTACCAGCACAAGAATTCCGTAGAACCGGAGTTTTCTATGGTATGGTCGGAGACAGTACAGAAATGAAACCGTATTTCTTTTCTTACAAGAAAGATGGTTGTCTAGAATTTGCACCGAATTGCTTCGAGTATCTACACATGGTTGTAATTAAGAATGAAACATCGGATGACATTTATGGTTATACTGAAGTTACTAAGGCTAGCCTAGTAATGAATGAAAACCTAGACCCTGAGAATTCAGACTACAGGGATATGTCTAACTTCGATTATGTTTCTACTCTTACAGAAGTATTTTCTGATAAGATTGCAGAACTTGTAGATATTGATAGGCAACACGCTAACTTAGCAATGCTTCCGGTAAAACAGAGATATGTTATTACTGACGGTACTGTTTGTAATATGAACATGACTCCATTTGGAAATGGAAACCGTGTCCTAAACATTACTGACTTAAATGCAGAGTTCGATTATGAAGGTGGAAATAACATGACTACATGTTGGGTTCCCGAACATATCGGAATTGATTTTGGTATAGGAAGTAACATTATTGTTATTGGAAGAACTTCTCAAAGACAAGGAGACGACGGGCCGGAACCAGTTACAATTAATGTATCGGGACTTCTAGTTGTAGAAAGAGTTGGCTCTCCTGTAGAAATTGAGCAGACTGAAGAAGCCAACGACGATTGGTTTAGTTGAGTTCCAAAGGGGATTACGCCTCTTCAACAATTAGTGTAAATATATTCTAATGGGAAAAGAATGATATTCGAGTGGGTGCGAAGCCCATGTTTTTAATGAGGAATTATAATGAGTGAATTAATAGATGAAAGATATGTAATGAAGGCTGGCAGTTATTTGGCAGACTTATCCCTTGTGGAATTTATTACATGGAGACAGAACGACGACGGAATTCTATTGAAGTTGCATTTAGGGCAGAAGGAAATAAGGTTCCTTAGTACTAAAGAAATGGCAATTGAAATAATGGGAATTTGGACAAAATTCCGTGGTCAAGAAATAGACTTTACAGAATATGAAATAGGTGGTAAATATGAGTTTAACTAAAATGAAAAAAGAAGTTATGGAAGAAGCAAAGGAAACTGCTGATGCTAAGAAGAAAACAATCTTTGGTAAAAAGCAGGAAGAGTTTAATTCTTCCTTTGCAGAGTATATGAAGAAAAAGCGAGAGAGTAAAAACTCTCGATTAGTTCTAGGTATTTGGGGAGAACCCAAAACTGGGAAGACAGGCATTGCTTTAGATTTCCCCGATAGAAAGATATATGCTTTAGATTGGGATAAGGGTGTAGATTCTACATGGCATGAATGTCACGACTCTACAGATAGAATAGAAGTTTTCTGCCCTATCGAAATGAACAAGGATAATATTGTTGATATTAATAAGAGCGAAGAAAATTCTCTATTATTTATTAACTATGTTAGAGGAAAGATAGAAGCGGGAGAGAAGCCCGTATTCGTTTTCGATGGAGTGGATTCTTGGTTTGATTCTTGCATGTTGAAGGTAAATCCTAATCCTAGAGTAGTAACTAAAATCATGCCGTTTATGTATGGTGCTAGAAATAAAACCTTCTACTTCCTAATGGAAGCAGTATTCCAATTAAATTGTGATGTAATTTATATTACCCACGAGACTGAAAAGTACCAAGATAATTCGCCTGTTGGTATGATACCGGCTTGGAGAGATTGGGGCGGAAAACTAGAACAGGAAATACATTGCTCTAGAAAAAAGATTAAGGGAGAAATGCACTACCTAGCAGAACTGCTGGGTAGCAGAACTAACGGAAATCTAGTAGGTAAAATTTGGACTGTTAGAAGTGGTGCAGCACCCAAGGTAGTATGGGACGGAGTACCGGAATTAAAAGAGGGTAAGATATGAAATTTAACATTGATAATAAAATACTAGAAAGAGCATTAGACGACATTCAAGGAAAGGGTAAGTACGGAGTAACAAACAGCAGTTTGGATAATACTATCTACATTTCTCTAGAAGGTAACTTGCTAGAACTATGGAATGCCGACTCTACTCTATCTCTAAATATTAATTTAGAAGTGGATGGAGAAGAAGATGGTGATTTCATTTTCGATGCGAAGTATTTACTTCCCTTCGTAAAGAAGTTTAGCGGAGTCTGTAGTTTTGTTGCAGAAGATACCCTACAGGTTTCTTGTAATTCCCAGCAGGTAATAGTTCCAAGAATCATTACCCATTCTAATATGAATGCAATTACTAGAATAAAGGGAATGCTAGAACATGTTAGTTATGAAGAAGAACCGGAAACATTGTTTATGTTCGGCCCTTCTAAATACGAAGCAGTATTCACAATACATTCCGAGGACTTTAAGAAAACAATGGGATTATGTGAATTAATTAAAAGTGGAGTCTATCGTTTAGATTACGCAGAAGAAGCAGCAGTAATTAGCAGTCAGACATCTGCCTCTAATCGCTATCTAGAATCAATGGCAATATCTAATGCCAGTGGAGATGCGGCTGTAGTAGAATGGTCTGGCCCTCTACACAAGTTCTTTGATGGTAAAATCAATGTCTACCTTAGAGACGACTTCCCACTATTATTAGTTGGAGAAGATAGAAGATTAATTCGTGCCCCGCATGTGAGTTGAATAATATGATTATATCCACCATGAGAGATAATAAAAATATATTTCTCTCTTGGCGAGAAGAAGGAGAAAAGAAATGGAAGGTGGAAACCCATCGCCCATATTTTTTTGTAGATGATTCCCATAGGGAAATTAGATTTTACAGGCCTTCTAAATATGTCAAGAGAGAATTTGAGTATGAGAGTGGAGAATGGTTTTCTCTAGAAGGGACTAAACTAAAGAAAGTATATGTCGAGCAAGCAGACGATGTTAGAAATGCAAAGGATATGTTTATTCAGACTTGGGAAGCAGATGTAAGACACCACCATAGATACGCCATAGATAATCTAAAAGAGATACCGGAATACAAAATGCGTAAATGGTATTGGGATATGGAATGGCAACAGGGCGGAGAACATCATGATGAAATTACTACTATTGTAATGTATGATAATTATGATAAGAAGTATTACCAATGGGTTTGGTTTCCCGACCAAGAACCGTATAATGGATTTAAAGCATCTACTGATAATGCAGAACATGTATCGGTTTTTAATACCGAAAGAGAAATGCTTGAATCTTTCATTAATACAATGGTAGAGAAAGACCCCGATATGCTAATCGCATGGTTTGGTCTAAAGTTCGATTTGCCTAAACTTATTGATAGATGCTGTGCATTGAGAGTTAATCCACTAAAACTATCTCCGGTAGGAAGAGTGTCTAATGTATTTGCTACTAAGACCGGCTTTAGATTTACTAAAGCAGAGGAAGGATATTCTCCAATCTCTCAGCCCATTGCCGGTAGGATTTGCCTAAATTTAGATTTGGCATTTGAGAGACAATGGAATGATTCCCAAAGAGGAACGCTACCATCGCTAAGTCTAAACTATGTTTCTGAAAATGTATTGGGTAGAAATAAACTTGTCTCGGAAAAATTTCCGGATGCAAATGAATTCTATCGTAGAGGGTGGTTAGAAGATACGCAAACATATCTGAAATATGCAGTGATAGATGTAGAACTAATGGTAGAGATTGACGAAACTAATTATTGTAGCGAGGCTATTCTTGCACTACAAAGATTACTAGTTGCGCCCTTCGACGCATGTTTCTATGCTAGCCACATGGGAGGAATATATTTTATGAGGAATGCCACATGGAAAGCCCCCACTGGAATTAGGCCAAAGAATAGAATCTGCTCTAATTGCAATACAGTCAATCTTAAGAAAGCAAAGACTTGTAAGAACTGTAAAGAAAGTTTATCCTACCAAGGTGCTATGGTCTATGACCCTCTAAGTGAAGGGACTAATGGCCTACATCATGGCGTGGCAGCATTTGATTTCGCTGGACTCTATCCTTCAATGATATTGGCCCGCAACATTTCTTTCGAAACTATTAGCGATACCCCCACTGAATTCGGGGCGAATCTTGCTACGCCGAAGGACTTCAGCATAAGCGATGCAGAAGACATGGTTTATTTCAAAACCGATGAGTTAGGATTATTACCAACTGCGGTCTTAGAATTGAAAGAATTGCGTAATGAATATAAGGCAAGGATGAAAGAAGCCAAAGGGCAGAACAATGATTCTGAGTATGTTAAGTGGTACAATAACCAAATGGCAGTAAAAAGATTATCTGCCAGTTTCTACGGGATTCTCGCTTTTGCTGGATTCGGTTGGTCGAATGTAACCTTGGCAGAAAGTATTACAGCAAGTGCAAGAGAAGCAATTAGATTAGCAGCGTTTAAGGCTAAGGAGATGAAAGTATGAAAGGCTACAAAGGATGGAGATTAGAAACAAGTAAAGGCGTTAAAGTATATGTCTGCGATGAAACAGGTATGGTCGCAATTCCTCATTGGACTATTAACGGTACACGATATCGCGTATTTTACAAAGGCGTGGAGATGAAAGCATGAATACATTTCTAAGAAATAGAATAGAAGTTGAAGTTCACAATATGCCCCAGCCATTTACTTCCCATATGCTGAGAGTACATATGATAGAAATTTACGGAACTAAGTTCGCAGGTAATAGTAGAAGCATAGGATATATTCTTACTAGGATGGACAATATAGAAAGAGCAGGTAAGACAGAATGGAGGATTAAAGATGGAGTTTAATTTAGAAGCATATTATGGCTTAGTAGAATGGGCCACTAGCAAGGAAGGAATTTTAGTTGCATTATTAGCGGTGTATTTGGCTTGGTTTCTTATACCGGCAATACAGGCATCCTTTATTACCCCTCAAGGCGAAGAACCATCTAGCATTACTACTAAAGTAATAGTTTTCTTCGTGGTATTTGTACTGTTACCGCCTGTATTACTATTGGCTATGACTCTAAATTTTCTAGGACTACTGGGTGAAGAGGAAGGTGTGGAAGTATGAAAACCAAATACATTACAGTGAAAGTAGATTATGATTCAGAAGAAACTTGGGAAGTTTCTCTAGAAGAAATTAGCGAGATAATTTCTATGATGAATAATCTAAAGCGCAAGGCGGAGATAGTAGGAATTGAGTTGGAGTTGAAAATATGATGATGGACAAGACCAACGAACTCTTAGAAGAATTGCTGGCTATGATAGCAAAAAGTAATAAGATATTGATGATGGTAAATATCGTAAACATAGCAACCATTATAACAATAGTAACGGTGATATTATGAGCGAAGAATTAAAGGAAGAAATTGTTAATCTAAAGAACAGGGTAAAGGCATTAGAGATGGATTTAAACTATCAGATAGAGCAGAACCATAACAATACAAAAATGTGGAATGCTATCTTAGAGATACAAGAATTTTTATCTACCAATGAACAGTGGTTCGTACACAAGTTGTGATATTATGAAGGAAAATAAAGCGTATTTTAATATGAATAAAAATTGTCGTAGAATCATTAGGGCTTTTGAAGAAGGAGAAGAGTCGGTCTTAACGACTCATCAGATATATTGTAGATTGCTAGAGCAAACTGGCACAACTGGCAAACGCCTAGTCAATTGCCCTAGTAGACAGACTCTTGCCCAAACCCTAAATAAATATCCCTTCTTTGAAAAGGCTGGTATGTCTAGGGAGAAAAGCATAGGTGGTAACGGTATGGATGTGTGTCTTTGGCGAATATCGGCGGTGAAATAATGGGAAGGGGGAATATTAAATCTCTAGATTGGAAAATCGCAGATGCTAGTTTAGACATAGTTCTATCGGAACTCACTGTAGATGAAATATGGTTGGAAGATTTGACCTGTTTTGTTATAGATAAATATGTTCAATTAAGCCGACACCATATTATTCAATACAATACTTACCCCAAAAACAGATTCCAAAACTGTGTCACTAAAAGGCGACTATTGGAAAGAGGATGGGAATGTAAGCGTAGGACTTCGCACTATTTTGTTACTATTGATGGAAAACCTAAACCCTTCCCAAGACAGAAAACCAAAGCATTTAGGATAGGTGAAGAAGAATGAAAGTAGTATATGGACACACTGATTCAATCTATGTAAAAATGGATTCTATTGAAAGAGGAAAAGAAGTAGTACAGGAAATTAATCTACATGTTAGAGAATCCTTCCCTAACCTACTAGGGTTAGGAGAACATCCAGTGACCTTAGAGTTTGAGAAATACTTCTCTAGGTTGGGAGTTGGCTCTACTAAAAATAGAAACGCCGGTTTAATTTCATGGAAAGACGGATATGAGTTAGAAGAACCGGAATTCACTATGACTGGCTTCACTGCGAAGAGGATTTCAGAAACCCCACTGGCTAAAGGCGTTCAGATTAAGGTTTTAGAGATGTGGCTTAACGACCACACCTTCAAAGAAATAAATTCGTGGCTTAATGCAAAGTACACTAAGATAATAAATAGCGATTTTGATAAAGTGGATATAATTAAGCGAAGTAGGCTTAAGGTAGAGAGATTTTCTGTAAAATGTCCGGATTGTA